CACGTATAGATGCTTTTGTGTAGCCATAATTGCTAACCCTGAACTTATAGAAGCATCAAACTTTGTTCTATTGGTTATATCAAACTTTGCCCAATCCTCAAGAGTTCTAGTAAATGGCATAGAGCCTATGTCTTCTGAATCTCTATATGTACCTTCTACATCAAACCCTACATACTTCTCTATATATGACTCAATAGCTGCTGCGTGTGCCTGCTTAACATCCTCGCTACTATTAGGTATGCCACCTAATTCTTTTTCTGTTTTTGATAACTTATTGTATGACTTGTCAGGTCTGTTTGTACAGAACCCTCTGTATCCCCTGTTCTTAAAATGATACAGCAACCTTGGCTTATTATTCTCTATAAGTATTGGCATTCCATAAAATACGCAAGCCATCAATACCTCTTCAAAGAATATCTCTGCTGTCTGTGGTCTAGCTACATACTCCAAGAAAAACTCATTACTCGGTGCTTCATCCATATTAAATGTAGTTACTCCGTGCAATGCTCCATTAGAACCGCCCCCACCTACAGTACCTGATATATCATATGAGTCACAACCAAACGCACCTATATGGTCATTACCGGGATACTTAATTCCGTTTCTATCAATGACTCTATTTTGTAAGTTCTTGTTAGGTGTCCAACTTACATTGAACCTACCACGCTTGTCAGGACTAAACACAACCTCACTATCCTTAACCCCATTCTTCCAATGGAAACTACCTCGTGTTATATGATGCTCTTTTATTAATGCATCGTTATAATCTATCTGCTGATATATCTTAGTTAAGTTAAATATTGATTGTTTACTTTCATCTCTGAATGCGTGTGACTCTGTTCGTGGAAACTGACGATAAAATTCATTCAACGCATCTGCATCGTTCTTCAATGAAGATACTTCATTCTCCCAATAGTCTACTGCACCCTGAGATATCATTTCATTATCTACACCTAGCACAGACTTAGCAGGCTTTCTAAAAACAGGCATCCCAAACCTATCTATGAATCCTTCCATATTCCATTCCATTGGGATGAAAAGTGAATACATACCACTCTTAGTCTGACCGTTTGAATTACGATTTAAAACATTAGAGTCATTATATAGCTTTTTAAAATTATCACCACCCTTGTTAAGTGCATTAGATGTAGAACCCATCATACACTTACCTATAATCTTACTACCTAGTCGTAAACACGTTTTAGTTACTCGCCAATTGTTTAGAATATTATTTGGCTTTATCCACTTCCCACTCTCATCGTGTACTAGCAATAATAACTTCTCACCATCATAGCTGTTATCATCCGTGTTCTTCCAATCTATTGTGGTGTCCAACCCAAACAACTCATCATCGCTTGTGTCGTACATATTTTTCTTTGTAATTTTTGCTGCCGGGATACGGAATGCAAGCTCTGTCTTTGGCTTATCCATACCATCCATAATAGGCTTAAAAAAGAAAGGTAGTCTACTATTTATAGGTACAACCTTATCGGTAAACATCTTCTTAGCATCCGAACCTGTTTTAGATAATATGCCAACCCTAGCATCCTTTGCAAGCGTTCCTGTATTAACACACTCAGATGATGACATAAACGAAAACCCTGAACGTCTTATCTTAAGATATGTCATACCAAAACTTCTTTTGTCAGCCTTACAAGCCTCCCAAAATATATATAGTATACGATTTGCTTCACGATAGTCCGGATACCCAACATCAATAGATGTCCATTGCAGATACATATAATGTGCACCTGTCATATATGTAGGTACGCCATTGTTCATAAACCAATGCCCATACTCTCGTGAATCAAATTCAGATTCAATATAATCAACCCACCTATCTTTAAACTCAGATGGTTTATCGTTCCATTGGAATATGGATTGAATCTTTTGTAAGTCCTTTGGTATCTCTTCTCTCTGCCAATACTGCTCCTCTTTCTTACCACTTCTTTTGTACACTTTATTAGGCACTAGTGGTAATGCTATAGGCAATCCCTGTATAGACACTACTTCACCTATCTCACCGGTCTTTGATATGATAACCATATCATACTTTTCGTCATATCCATACTTCCACGTTTTTGCCTTATTCTTATTTTTTAAGACACTCTTTGGAACGTAATCTTCTAGTGTGACGTATATGTTATTTTGACCTTCGTTCTGCAAATCCTTGTTTTGTATCTATCTTACTTTTACCTTTTTCAGCAGACTCTAATGCCTCCCTTTCAAGTTCTATCCTATTTAATATCTCAAACGCATCAAATATTGCTAACTTCTTTGTAGCTGCTGCATTCTTTAGTTTATCGGCAGCAAGATCATCTTCCGGGTCGTGCTTTATAATATCTTCCTTAGCAACCTTTATTAACTGCTCAACAGCCCTGTGACCTGCCTGAATTATTTTTTTCTTTGTTTCCTTTACGTTCATAGGCTCATTGTTATTTGATGGTCATATACTCTATATAGCTTTTCATCATCAACGGTAAACTCATACTCGCTATCAGGAGTAAAGCTAATTCTATCCCCGGGATTCAATCCCATAGATGTCAGATACTCGTTAGGATATTTCATTATACCTACTAACGGCTCTTCTACACTATTCTTATATATAACAGAATCCTCTTTTTTGATTGGTCCTACAAAACAATATCTATCGTGTGCGTTCCAACCCTTATCATTCTTATACATAAAGAACTGCTCATTATCTACAAAAAATAGATCATCCTTAAAAAAGCTTCTTCCGCTTTTTTGCCTACCCTTCATATCATTATAAAACTTAAATACGTTGTGATGTACGAGTAAGGTGTCTCCTACCTTGACTCCCCCTGTGTAGCCGATTGGAAGCTCGACAACTTCAGCATATCTGTTTGAAAACATATGGTCTTCTTCAGATGTACTAACAACAAACTCTATTCCTCCTATCTCTCTTGTGTTGTCGTATCGTCTTCCTTTTAATGGCTTTACTATAAAGTAAAACGGTGATTTCATTAAAAGTTTATGTTGTATTCAATAGATACGGGTACGGTTTCATTAAACTCTTTCCAAACAAATACTTCTTGCCCGGATTGTATCCATATCTCTATTGATTTTTTTTCTTTATTAAATTTAATTAAATGTATTGTATGACTATTGTTCAGGACAGACTGACCTGTTATATAGTGCATAGCACCCGACTTATAGTCAGGTCCAATAGATATTTTTCTAATTATGCCCATTAATAAACAACGCACACAACGCTAGAGCTTGTTCCGTCTCCTGCGTTTCTGTATAACTGACCAACCTGTAAAAATCCGGCTACGGCTGCTGCATTATCAGCGAATACAGGTAGATTTACACTTACTACAGATAACATCTGAAGTAAAGATTCTACCGTGTAGTTTTTTGTTTTATATGCATCTTGTTCGTCAGAACCTATTACTATATCTGTTAGGTTAACTTGACCGTCTATTGGGTATGTACTAATTATCGCCATTTGTTACTTTTCCTGTTTGCACGTTGATGACAGCATCATCTCCGTATTTTTCTAATAATTTTTTCTCTTCCTTAATGTAAGTAGCTTTCATTGCTTCGATTTCTTTTAATAAAGCATCTTGTGCGATGAAGGTGTCAGCTATTCTGATTTTAACATTATTGTATTCTGTTACTAATCCCTGTAATAGCTCTAGCTCTTCTTTACTTAATTCTTTCATTTGATTATATTTTCTACAAATATAAAACTTTTTTATCTTTGCAGTATGAAGAGCCCACAGGTAATTATTTTTATAGCTTTATATTCACTTATAGCTACAGTCATTATAACTAATCTATTGTTTGTTGAAAAAAAAGAGAACAAGATTATATCACCTAAATACAATACTATATCTGCCGATACGGTGTATATGTCTATTGATAGCTTGGACTCTAAAAGAGATACAGTAAAAATTTATTATGAAAGGAAAGTTAGCAATTATCATATACTGCCTTCTTCTGAACGTATCAGCCTATTCGCAAGTCGGATTAATAGATAACAACGGAGACACATTGGTTGCCATCACTCTTGAGCAGATGGATAACATATACGTTGAGCTAATCCAAAAGGATAGCCTAATGGAACAGGCTATTATAAGCTCTTCTAAGGAAGTTAAACTATACGAGCTAGTATCTATAGCAAAGATTAACTTAAAGTCTTGTGAGGATGTCTTAAAAGATGCCTCAGATAATAATACTTATTTAAGATCTGAAAATAAAAAGAAAGATAGTAAACTTAAAAGGACTAGAAAGGTTGCCATATATACTACTATTTTTGCTATACTTAGTATTCTTCTTTAGATACATCAAAACTTGGGCAAGCCTTGTAAGATGTATATTCATTGTGACCGTGAACGGTGCTGCCCGGATATCTTTTCTTTAATTCATCTATAAGCCATATAAAAGCTTCTTTCTGTGCGTGGGTTCTTGTGT